CACCGTTGTGCCGGAATCCGCGCCGGAAGTTAAGCTCGCCGGCTTATACAGATAGTGAATCTCAACCGTGTAGGCTTGGTCCGGTATAGGGCTGAGCTCGAAAGCTGTGTCATCGAGCAAACTGTAATATTTCGGTCGGCCCTCAACGGTCGTTGTGGGACTAAATTCTTTGATAAAGCTGGGATGCTTGAAATCGAGGTAGTAATATCTGTTGCCCGTAATGATTGCAGCTGAAAACGGCGCGTAGAAGTCAGTCGGCGTGGCCAAGAAACGGTTTGACGCAGTTGTTGCGCCCTGCACATTCTTTCTCTGCACGGGCAGCTGAACATGATCAAATATCCGGTTTTCCGATTCTTTGATCAGGGTGTTGAGCTGCGCAGTGAATGTCGTCTCGGTAGACTCCATGAAGTCTTGAACGGCTGTTTTTAATGTCGCTAGTGTAAAACTCATGTTTCTATCGTGACCTCGCCAACGCTACATGAAACCTCAAAGGTGTCCAGCACCGAGCCGAGTATACCATCGCCCACATTTGTATAAACCAAAAACTTATTATTGTCGTCGCTCGTGTCTGGGCGCGGATTTTTTAAGGATTGCGGATCTGCGGGGAAAGATTTTCGATCAATCTGCGGGTGCTTAGGTGACCATTGATCTGGGCCGACCAAAAGGCCGTCCCAAGTCATTTTCATCTCTCTAAGATTGTATCGGAATCCAGTGATGTCACAGATCCCGTAAGCCTCTTTGCCGCTTGCGTATGCCATTTTTTATGCGGAATTATATCCGCGTAAGCTAGGAGCAATCCTAAAGCTTGTGCGGTCTTCATCTTGTGACTTGGCGCGCTCAAATTCTTCCTCGTACATCTGTTTAAGCATGCCGGTTCGCTCGGGCGCCTTTTTTAAACTCATGTAATACGCCAAACCAGCGGCCAGACACGGATAAAACCGGAAGGGAATGTCCATTGTGTTGGCGCCTACATCTGCGTCATCCATCCTGGTCAGAACATTCATATGCACGGTATAGGTGCTGGACTTGTCGGGCACCGGCCAGACCGTGATCGTGGGCGTAAGTTGTTTGTTGATAAATACTTGGTTTGGCTTTCCAGTGGTTGATTTCGTCGCCAAATGCGTAAACTCAGCGCGGCTCATTCGATTGAGCGGCATATCAGTGTCTGTGCCACCGAGTGTTTCGCGGACAAACACGTCTAGCACATCGATCGGCGCTGTCGCATTTGTGCTGTCAATGTTGTAGGTGCCAGTGTCTTTCACCATGGCCACTGTTTTTTCAGTGACCGTCCATTGGTTTAGACCTCGATTGGCCCACTCAGCCAGCATCAAATTAAGACTTCTGGTTGCCGATTTTAAATCGTAGCCAGTTCGGAGCTCTAAACCGCAGCGCTCAAAAGCCTCTTCAACGTAGTCCGCTACGTCAAGCTCGAAATCTTTTGATCCTGAGACTGCCATTAGATCAGCTCCATTTTACTTGATTAGACCACCAGGCGCCCGACATCCTGCCCTTGGCAATATTTTTGGCGTGTCGCGCCCTAAAACTCGCCCGCCGAGCAGTTTGGCGTGCGCTCTCTCCTTTTCTGGGAGCGCCCGCCGTTGTCACGCCCTGCTGGCCAAAGCGTATGGTTTTTATGCGATCGCCTTCCTTGGCCACGACAACGTGGCTGCTGGTCGGATGGCTAGGCGTCCTTTTCGGCTTGTTGAATCCAGACACGCCGACTCTCTCCAATCGCGGGTCTTTCTTCATCTTATGACCTGAAAACCGTCAGCGTGTTGAAGGTCGAAACCGTGTATTGAACGTATATTCCGTCTGAAAATACCATTCCCTCATCAGGAATTGACAAATCCCTAGTGGCTGTTGCTGACGCCACTGTGCCAACCTTGTAAATACTAGTGCCGGTCGGGCTGGTCGTCAGAAAATCCAACACGCCAGCAGTGCCGGTGCAGACAAGATTGATACCCGCAAATCTAGCTCTTCCCGCAAAAACAACATCAGCAGCAGATGCATTTACACCAGCTGAAACATTACCGGCTGGGTTTCCCACAGCCGTAATGCTTGCAACGGTTTTGAAATATGCGCTACCAGTAGCTGTACCAGCGTTTGCACCTGTTATTGATTCGGTTTGCGAATCACCGTTGACATCAGTGCCAACTACTGTAAATGATATTGCAGAATCGTTTCCAGCTGACAGAATGGTTACAACTCTGCCGGCATCAAACGTGCAAGAACCACCAGAGGCTAAAGCGCCTCCGATAGTTAGTGCAGCGTTATTGCCTACTGATGCTGCTGCTGAAATACCATCCGCATCTAAAGCTACCGTATCGGCGGTCAAATTGACCGCCTTTACGTCAGAGCCTGTGAGTCGAGTTCCCATAATTGACTCCTAGATAATACCAGTGAGGTTAATCAGTGAGTAATCAGTCGTTACGTTAACGATCATTACTGTACCAATGACCTGGATAACATCTCCTGCGGCGGGTCCAACTGCTCCTGCGGCACCTAATGGTACTGCATGGTTGCCGACAACCAGTGTGCCTGAAGTCAATACTGTCGCTGGGCCTGAAACTGAGAACCAACCGTAAGCACTGGCAGCCATATCAACAACTGTTACGCCTAAAGTAGCACCTGTAGTTGTAGCTGCTTGAACAATTTGACCGCTTCTTGGATCAGGAATTAAAGTTATTCTTGAAGATGTGGTGATAGCCGTGGCTAGATCATCGTAGCAAGTAATTACGATAGATGGGTCTGCTGAATGATCGTGGGCGGGGTTAGATTTAATTCTAAGCATCTGCCCTTCACCCGCTGCATCATTAACATACAAATATCCATTTGCGTATTGATTTAGCGTGATGTCCGTACCTGCGGTTTCAACTGAGATTGCAGTTTCACCAGCGGCGACACCTGCGGTTGGTGTTAGATCAAAGTGATGTGCGATTGAAGCTGCGTGAGTTACGCATTTACCTGCCGTAACAGCAGTTGCAGCCAATCGACCATAAGCATAAACGGTATTACCGTAAAGCAATCTGCTGCCTAAAGGAAATAACTCTGTAAGTCCTGAAGTGAAAGGATCGACAGTGCCGTACTGGCTACCGCCCTTACCTACGATAAAGTCTGCGGGTCCATAACCTGTTGCTGCAACATATTGCGTATGCCCACCAGCATCGGTAAAAATATTACCGTCTGAATTAATCACTAGGCCATCAGTAACAGCGCCAGTTTTGGCGGTCACATCAATAGTTTTGAAACCGTTTTCGGACCGGACTGGCCCATTAAAAGTTGAATTAGCCATAATTTCCTCCTCGGAAACTCATCTATCGTCTTGGCGAATGTCCGCTAGGTCGGTCGATAGAATCAAAAATTATCCTAGACCGGCCGAGTATAGCACCGTTTTGGAAAGTGTCAGCCATAAAAAAGGGGCCTTTCGGCCCCAAGCATAAGCTAAGTGTCAGTTTTAGGGGTTCCTGACCGGAGGATAAACGGAGCACCCAGCTAAATTAAATATAGTTTTGCATTCTACCGATAATTAGCTTTGATGCCAAGCGCCAGATCGTTGATAGAAATAGCGGGCAGAACCTGAACGTCATCAAGCGCTCGATCCAGAATTTTCTGTTTCTTCACCAAGACCTCAGCCATTCGGGCATCCAGAGATCCATCGACAACCAGATGCTGCACTAGGACCGAATCCTGCTGCCCAATCCTGTGGCAACGATCTTCAGCCTGTGAAACGTCACCAGGAACCCACGAAAGCTCTGCAAAAACCACATGGCTTGCCGCTGTCAGCGTTATTCCAACCCCAGCTGCACCGATCGTGCCGATAAAGACATCTGCTTTGGAAGCCTGAAATGTATCTACAGCATTTTGTCTGTGCGCTTGATTGCAGTCGCCGGTCAGCGTAACCACGGTTTTGCCAACCGCTTCCAAACCAAGCTTGATACCCTCAACGACATCTTTATGGTGGGCCATCACAACAACCTGATGGTCAATTTCTTTCAGGTGCTCAACCACGTCGTCAACCTTCGCCAACGCCATTTCGTGGCGAACACCAGACATTTGCTCAAAGGAAACGTCGTCGTAGGTAGTGTCTGATACCGCGTCAGCCAAAGCATCAAACTCTTTGGTAAGCTCCCCGCTGTATGCCTTGCTGGGCAAAACTATTACCTGACGCACTTTTGATGGCAGCTCTTTAAGCACTTCGTCTTTTTTTCTTCTAATCATAAAAGACTGGCGCAACCTTCTTTGCAGCTCGTCTAGGTTTGAAGAGCCACTAAAATCCCAGCCGAATCGGCTTTTATAGGCGCCAGCATACTTTCTTGCAAAATTAAAGAAATTGCCGAAAGAATCATGGTCCAAGTAACCCGCTATCGGCTGTAACTCAATTGGCCTATTGGTTATCGGGGTGCCTGTAAGCGCTAATTTGCGCTTGGCCTTGATGCTGACAGCCACAACCGTTCGCTTGGCTTTAGGATTTTTAATCTTATGCACTTCGTCCATGATTACCATGCCCCACGTCCTAGACTGAAGCGCTTTGGCGTGTTTTGTGAGGACATCATAATTAATAATAACCACGTCAGGATCATTCGGTATGTGCTCGCCACCACCGTTAACTACATTGATCGTTCGCTCAGATACAAGCCATTTGACCATTTCGTTCTTCCAGTTGAGCTTTAAAGACGCTGGGCAAACCACTAAGACCGTATTTGGATTTGTGGCGTTTATTGTGCCAATTGCCTGAATTGTTTTACCCAAACCCATCTCATCCGCAATCAAGCAGCTTTTTCTCTTCAAAGCATAAGCAATGCCAGCCTTTTGAAACGGTAGGTAAGCTAAGCCGTCTGGCACAGGTATTTCCATGTCTGAGCTAGTGGCCGCTGACTGCTCAATCGCCGCGTTGTCGTCCACAAACTGGGCGACCAGCCAAGCGTCATTAATCTTAATGACTGTGTAACCAGCTTTTCTAATGGACACTTTCTTGACCTTCCAGAGCGCCCAAAACTCAGGCGTAGGCTTGGCGGTTTTAAGCAACCGGCCGTCCGACTGCTTTTCACCTTTTGACCAATTTAGACTCAAGTCCATTTTACTGACCCGTTTAATTGAGTGAGAGCTTGATTATATAGATCGTGTCGTTATGTGCAAGTTTTTATACAAAGAGAATTTACGCATAAAAAAAGGGACCCGAAGGTCCCTTTTAGTTTCTTTGCCCCCTATTTTTTGGTAAGACCAAAATATAGGGTTAGAGTCATGCAAAAATAGGTGCCTGAGAGGCCACCATTTCGCTTCTAAGAGCCTTTTAGGCTCCTTGTGACCCGTATATACCCCTCCAGTCAGAAAAGCCGAAAGAGTAGCGCTCACGAGCTTTGTAACGAATGTTACCAGTCGTGAAGTCAGGCTCCATTGACGTTTCCATCGCGCTGCGCTGGAACATCTTGAGGCCTTCGCCAGCAGATGTCACAGACGTCAACAAGAAGAAAGCGTCTGGGTCCGTGAGATAATGATTAACTGTGTATCCGCCAGAAAGAACACCAGTGCTCTTGATCGCGTTCAAATCATTATCAGCAGTACCCGGACGTCCTTGCGAGTTTAGAATCCTGTCAGCCACAAAAACCAGTTCGCTTGGAACTACAAGTTTTTCTGCCTGTACAGAAATCGTCAATCCACGATCGTCGGTGAAGGAACTAATGTCAATAAGGGCATCCTCTAGGGACGTCTCATTGAGATCTGCCATTGATGTAGCTCTGTTCGCCGCTGTGCCACCGCCCGCAAGGACATGCGCAGTATTGATCAGAGAAACGCCGTCGCCGCCTGTGTGAGACGAAGAAAATGCATTGTTGAGAACATCGGCACCTTTGACTTCTTTGGTGTTAGCCATTGATTTTGCAAGGGCTTTACTGTAGCGCTTGCCCAAGGAGTCATAAAGGTTATCTTCTACTGCTTCTGCTGTCAAAGCGAATGCCAGTGCGATTGTTTCATGTGTGTAGCGTGCGGTATAGCTTTCAGTGGCTTGGTCAAAATCAACCGATCCACCTTCAGTTTTTACCGGAGCTCCACCGAAACCAGTGATCAACACTTC